AAGTTGCCCAATTGGAAAATGGGGAACAGAAAGAGTATCTTATACTAAGGAGATGGAATAAATGACAGAACCAACGATAGTAGAGTTAGCACCAGCAAGAATAGCCTTCATAATTGATGGAGTGGTCGCAGATGTATTAAATACAGATGACAGACTTGCTGCAATCTTTTTAAGTCAGCCTAAAGTGGTTGATGTAACACAAATTAGCGAGTCAGATTTTATAACATCTGGATATTTATATAATGAAGAGTTAAATACTTTTACAAGGTTTGCAGTAGACACAACCACTGGGCCAGCAAGAGATTCTGAATTACCAGGATCACCAATTGTTGACGACCCAGATTCTGATGAAGACTAATATTTTTTAAAATATTTATAACACTTGGGGGAAAAATTACAAACGTTATACAGTTTATAAATAGTTTTGTCGTAGAGTCTCCAGCCCCAGAGCCATCTATTAATTGTATGCCTGAATGGTATAAAAATGCTCCTATTTTTATAAAAAATAAAAAAAATATATCTGATGAAAATGAATTTATTAAAAACAAACAGGGAATTTCATCAAGAGAAACTAATCATACCATTAAAAAATGTATGCCAGTTTTTGATACTTTAACTTCTGGATATATATTAAAAATACCTGGTGATATTACTGTATATCAATCAAAAATAAATGCAAATGAAAAAGATTATAAAACACACTTTGCATGGACTGATCCAGGCGCAGTTTCTGGACATGATATACAGCAGGTTGAGGGATACCCTCATTTAGGAGTTCACACACTAGGATTCCCAAAATTTCTTAATCCTTGGATAATTAAAACACAACCAGGGTACTCTTGTTTGTTTACTACACCAATGCATAGAGGAGTTCCTTTTACAATTATTCCTGGAATAGTTGATACAGATACTTTTGATTATCCAGTAAACTTTCCTTTTCAAATGAATGAAAAAGGGTTTGAGGGAGTCCTTAAGGCTGGGACACCCATGGTTCAGGTTATACCATTTAAAAGAGATGAATTTATTTCAGAGGTTTATCTTTCTGATCATGAGTATAAAGAAAAATATCCAAAATCAAAAATTAATACTGAAAATTTTTTAGACTCTTATAAAAAAAATATTTGGCATAAAAAAATATTTAGATAAAATTATTGTAAAAAAAATACCCCCAAGGATTTCTCCAAGGGGGTATTTTATTACCTAAAATTATCTAGGAAACTTTTTCATCCATTCTTTGGTCCTTGGAGTAATACCCTTCCAAGAAGACCAGTCGTTTCCACCATTGGACATGTAGTATGCAATCTCCGCATTTTTGACGGGATTGAATAGTTCAGCGTTAGAGTCAAGATCAAACTTATCTCGTCTATCTGGACCCAGTGTATCAATCATGTTAATTTGGAACATTCCATATGAGGAGTCCCCAGTCTTATGGTTTCCGTTAAATGCTAAAGGACGACCATTAGATTCCTTCTTAGCAATAGCCCATGCTACTACTAAGTCGTTGCCTTTGAATCCCACCAAAGAAAGCAACTTCTTTAATTCAATATCTGTAAGATTTGTTTTGTTTTCATAACGTTCTAACATTTTTGCTTTAGAAACAACAAAAGCCACCTTGTGGGTGGCAGCAGGGTTTTCAGCCTGTTTAATTAGTAAGTTGTTTTCCGTAGTTGATGCATTGGCAAAGTTGCTAAATGGTGCCACAACCCCAACCAATGCTAGGATTCCAATCCAAGCCTTTTTATCTCTTCTCATAATAAAAACCTCCTAGAGACTAAAAATGCTACTTGTTAGTAGCATGTATTAATTATAACATGAATTTGGTCTCAAAGTCAAACTTTAGGTAACATTTATATAACTTTTTAATTTTTATGCGGTGAAGTGGTATAATAATAAGTACTATGGCTACTGGCGCAACTACAACTTATGATCTTCCTTATCCCGTTTTAACTGACCCTGTAAATGTCCATGAGGATATTCAGTCATTAGCAGAGCGTATAGAAGATGTTATTTCAAACGTAGGTCTTCCTTTTATTTCACTTGAAGTTAGAAATACAACAGGTGCAACAATTGCAAAAGGAACTCCTGTCTATATTTCAGGGTATTCAACAAAACCATTAATTGCAAAATGCGATTCAGATGATTTAACAACTTTTCCAATGATAGGAATAACACAGGCAGCAATTTCAACTGCTACAGATGGAGTTATTATTGTATCTGGAGTGTTTGAAGATGTTGATACTTCTTCTTATACCGCTGGAAATATTCTTTATGTTGCAAATGGTGGAGGTCTTACAAACTCAATTCCTACTGGTGGATCAGGAGCAGTTGCAGTAGTTGCAAAAGTAAATGCTTCAACTGGTGTGATTATTGTTGGCTCAGTTGGTGGCAACGGAACTTGGGGGGCATTGAAAAATGGACTTGCTTAATGGTATAATTTAACAATGGCCGTATATAGAAACCCCAATGAAACTGCAATGGAGACTCAGCCCGTTGCTCCTGCTCCTTCAACATACAATGTTGGAAACATACCTCCACTTGTTAACTGGACCTGTGTAATTGGAGATAGTGCTTCTTTTAGAATTTATGTTGAAGATGATCTTGAAAATCCTTTAGATTATGACACCACATCTGTTGGAGACGATTCTGGATGGGATATTTCTGGAGAGTTTAGACGATACTCTGATAATACTGGGGATGATTTACTTTTTACGGTTTACCCAGACCAAACAGAATTTGACGAAGTAGGGGAGTTTACAGTTACACTCTCTCCTGCACAGTCTAAGATTTTAAGAACAGGCGATGTGTTTGACATTCAGTTAAGAGATGCTAATCGTGTTTGGACTGTTTGTCAAGGTGAAATGATTATGATTGGTGAAGTCACAGAACAAGATACAGTAAGTTAGTCATGGCAACAACCAATATAATTAATATTGGCAGAAGCCAAACTATCTCAGATATAAAACCAACAACAACAGTAGAACATATACCTGGGCACTCTTCATTAATTTCTAACATTGCTTTTTTAGTTACAGCAGCAACAATTGCAGTATCTCCAACAATTCAAAACATATCAGGCTCTATTGGATCTTTAGTAACTGCAGACTATCCTAAAACAACAACGGTAACAGAAATACTTCCATTTAGATTAACTATAACTAATATTGGTATTGAAGGTTATAGGGCAGACAATCCCCCAGGAATTGGGGTTCAGATAATTGGTTTCTCTAACTATATACTTTGAAATATATGATATAATTCAGACATGGCGAAAATATCATTATCAAGCGTAAAGGCCCTGTTTCAGACAGGTGATAGACCAACTCAAGAAAACTATGAAGACTTAATTGATACCGCTTCAGCCCAAGCAACAGATCTGGCTACTGCGGGTAACAATGAAGTAACCAATGAAGTAACAGTCACTGGTATTGAAAATAGTACAATTTTTGATAACTTTACCGCATCAGAATGGAGATCAGTTAAGTATACGATCTCATTAAAAAAGAATACTGGAAATAAGTATTATACAACAGAGTTAACCATAGTCCCTGATTCTACAAATGTAAATGTCAGTGAATATGGAATAATAGACAATGATGGGAATATTGGCACCGTTGATGTCTCTATGGCAGGAGGTACAGTTTCACTAACTGTAGTTCCAGTAAATGGGCAGACCCCTATAACCTTGCGCTATATGCGTACTGGGTTAAAGGCTTAACCAAGGAGATAAAAAAATGGCAACAATAACAAAAGATTTTAGAATAAAGGCTGGATTAGTAGTTGAGGGAGCAACCGCAACCGTTGAAGGCCATGATGTTCTTACAAAGAAAATTGCAGATGCAAAAGGTGATTTACTAGTTGGTACTGCAGATAATGCAATATCTAAATTAACTGTTGGACAAAATAACTATATCTTGACAGCAGATTCAGCAGAAACTACTGGTGTTAAGTGGGCAGCCCCTCAAGCAGTTGGTGTATTTAATACAGAAATTACATTTGAAGGTGCTACAGCAGATGATTATGAAACCACTCTTAATGTTGTTGACCCAACAGCAGACCGTACAATTACACTTCCAAATGCAACTGGTACAGTAGCCCTTACATCAGATATTACAGTGTCTGCTTCATCAACAAATACTTTTACAAATAAATCAATTTCACTAACAACAAACACAGTAACTGGAACTATTGCAGAGTTTAACACTGCACTTTCAGATCAAGATTTTGCTACAATTGCTGGAACTGAAACATTTACAAACAAGACACTAACATCACCAAAGATTAACGAAGATGTTGCTGTAACAGCAACTGCTACAGAGTTAAATGTTCTAGATGGAATTACCTCCACAACAGCAGAACTTAATATCCTTGATGGTGTTACTTCTACTGCAGCAGAACTTAATATACTTGATGGAGCAACACTTACAGTAACAGAATTAAATTATGTTGATGGAGTAACTTCAGCAATTCAAACTCAACTAGATGATAAGTCAACAGCATCAAAGACAGAGACTCTTACAAATAAGACACTTACATCTCCAAAAATTAATGAAGATGTTGCTCTTACATCAACTGCCACAGAATTAAACGTTCTTGATGGAATTACATCATCTACTGCAGAACTTAACCTTCTTGACGGAGTAACTGCCACTACTACAGAATTAAACTATGTTGATGGTGTTACTTCAGCAATCCAAACACAACTAGATGCTAAGTTAGCACTTGCTGGTGGAACAATGACTGGTGCAATTGCAATGGGCACATCTAAGATCACAGGTCTTGGAACCCCTACAGATGCAACAGATGCAGCAACAAAGGCTTATGTAGATTCAGCAGCACAAGGTATTGACTGGAAAGCATCTGTACGGGCAGCAACAACTGCTAACGTAACACTTGCATCTGATCTTGAAAATGGAGATGTCCTTGATGGAGTAAC